CCCTGTTACCCTGGCTGTTGCTATTATAGGCAAACTCAATACTGTCAGCATTCATGAAATTGATCATCCTGAACACATCCATGGTCATTATGACAGAATCATCAAATGTACCATTCACCTTCTCAGCCAATGGCATTCCTATGCTGTCGGCCATAAGGTTTGTCTTGTCTGCAATTTCACATATAACCTTGTCATTCTTCAAAATAAGATAAACCTTGCTCTCAGTTGTAGCTACAACATTGATCTGTTGATTGATGCCTTTTAGAACTGCACTATCGGCATTGAAGCTATAAACAGAGGTCAAAGCATGTTTCAAAGGTTCGGATATGTACATCTGGACAATATCCTTCTTGGCGACCTTTATCTTGAAACTTGCCACATTGTCATATGACAGGAATGACTTGTTGAATTTGACAACAATGCTTTCGATTTTTTCCGAACTGGCAACCATATTGACCACTTTGACTATCTTGCCAAGATCCTGAAAACAAAAACTGAAAGGTTCATCAATAGACTTCATGCAGTTGGTTTCCATTATCAGCCGCAAAATATCATTATCTGTGACACCATATACAGTAGTCTTGTCAGTACCGACATTGAACTCGCAGCTGGGAACTATCTTGTTGATGGAAGATATGAAACTTGTAAAGATTTCAATATTAGGAATTATAATATCCATGGAATTATCCTGTTAAAGGTTGAAAGAAAACACTGGACATGCATGCAAATCGAAAAATAAAATAAAACAAAATCAAAAAAGAACAACATGCATATCCAGTGAAATTCAACTATTTTTTGGTGACTTCCGCAATGATTGCATCTATGTCGCCAATGTTAAGTTCACCCGCTGGTGCAGATACTGGCGCAGGTGGAGGAACTGTTTTCTTTTCCTCCACAGGAACTTGTACAGTCTTCACTGGTTGTTCCGCTTTCTTTTCTGCAACTATGGATTCAGTTACATCCATCTGTTCCATACCATTGGTTCCTTCAACTTCAGAACCGGCCATGAATCTATTATACAGCTTCAGGATTTCTGTCTTGGTTGAAGTGGTGTAGAAATCCTTGTCAAAATTCAACTCCGACACTTGCTTTGCAATTTCTTCCTGCGAGATTGGAACTGCAGTAGCTGTTCTGCTGAACTTGCAGCTATAGCTTTTGTAATCATCGCTTTTGACAGACACTGATACCAGGAGGTCGAAACCATTGGCAGTATCAAATGCGCCGAAGCCGACAATTTCCTCGACTTCATCCTTGACATCTTCCTTAACCTTGTCAGGATTTTTTTCTTCTTCCTTTGCCTTCTTCCAGGCATCCTCATCGATGCCATAGATTTCCTTCTTGAAATACTTCCTCATTCCAACACCATACTTGATAATCTTCACGGTACCATTGTTGATAGATGTCACTGGATCACTGACAATATAGGCAAGTGCGAATCCATAAAACTGCCTTTTCATACGATCATACATTTCCTTGCATGATGGAGATGTGGCAATATTCTTGTATATTTCATTGTTCTCTATGCATATGGGACAGATATCAAATCCTTTCTTGTCATCGACATATTCCGATGTAGGACATGTAACCCATTGATAGTCCTTTGTGTCGGCATCATAGTCCACATGTGTGAACTTGTTGATGAAAGCCTTCTTACGTACTGGTCCGGGAACAAACAGCAGCCTCATGCGATAAGTCTTACCAGCCACCCATTTGACGAACCTAGGATCATCATTGAGTTTCACTCCTTTCTGCTTGTTGTTGTTGGCCTTGTCCAGTTCCTGCTGTCTTTCCTCTTCGAACATTTTCCTGATGTCATCCATTTGATAACTCCTTGTTAGGGTTGATTGTTGGCTATTTCTACTATAACTGCCATTTTGGATTTTTTAATGGCGGAATCCATTATTTCATAAAAATTATCAAAAATAATTCTGTTCTTGGAACTTCTGAGAATTTTATCTTTTATGTTCTTATATTCTGATATGAAGCTATCAAAATATTCATCTCTGATATCCTGTGGATAATCCTGCAATACATCCATAATGTCAGGTATTGATGCCAAGAAGAATGAACTTATCAGTCCGCTGCCATAGTTCAATGCCATCAATGGTATGATATCTCTGTTGTAGTTCATATAATCATTTATATTGTCAATATCATATTTGACAGCTTCTGATATTACATTCATCATGTCAGACTTTATTATGCTCTCGATATCCGATGTTTTCACAGTGGCATTCCTGATCTTGACATATCCATTATATATTTTCATTCCTTTTGAATGATGTAGCAATCCAGGATCAAATCTATTCTTATAAGTGGATGCCAATGCATCTATAAGCATCTTATAGTCTATATTGGGATTACTGTTGATAAGTTCTGCAGCATGTTCAAAATCCTTCCAATAGTCTTTTGACTTGGCATTGGTAAAATCCTGAACTATCCTGGGATAAATACCCTTTTCATAGAAGAAAGTCATTTGATGATAATAACTATATAATTGTTCAGCAGTGATCATGTCAGTCCTTTTTCTTGAGTTTATAATTCTGGACAATAAACATTATCATCCTCTTTCTTGAGTTTATAATTCTGGACAATAAACATTATCATCCTCTTATTGAATACTTTTGGAGCTATATGTATCAGGAACTCCATAAAGGTCTCCACTTGCAATCCAAGCATCCTGCTATAATCTCTGCATAGTTCAGGATTCCTCATTATAAAGGATACATTCTTCTGGACATTGTTTTCAAATCTGCTGTTGCACATGGACATGAATTTTATTTTAAACTCATCCATGTCCATGTTATGTATTATCTGGTCCGATACTTTCATGTCAAACCGGTAATAGATTTCCTGCACATCCATGCTGTTACTCATAGTGCATTTATATCCTTTATTAATTCAGCACCCTTTTCCTTGGCGATATTTTCTGTTTCTTTCTTCTGGACACTGTCAGATATGGTAAGATTGCTGTAATTGATATTGAACTTCAATGGCTTGCCTGTAATGCCATTTCTCTGTTTGAGAATTGAAAAATTCATTATGCCAGCTTCCCTGTCACCATCCTGCTGCCACATGTTACCAATAAAATCTGTCGTATATGCAACAATCAAAGATTCTGATATATTGTCAACATCGGCATTATTATTGTTATATCCGCCTCTGTTCAGCTGTATGGGCGCAATCACTGGCATTTCAAATGTATAGCTTAGTTTTCTTAACTCAACAGCTATGTTACCAATCTTTTCATCTGATCTTTCAGTTTTGCTATGACTGTTTGGATTAAGCAATGTAAGATAATCAACTATCAGAACATCGGGTTTTCTATTAAGCCGCATATATTTCTTTATATATCTTTCAATAAACCGGCAGTTGATTGATTTTGGAGGAAAATCCTTTATTACAAGTTTGGATCTTGGATACAATTCTTCAAAATCATGTATTTTCTTTATAGCAATATCAGTATTACGGGGAATTGAATTGATATCCATCTTGCTGATATGAGCATCTATCCGGTGTCCATATCTTTTCTCCGGCATTTCCAGAGATATTATAAATGGAAACAAATTCTGCTTCATGAAATTTACAGCCATATTCGACATTAACAGACTCTTGCCAAGTCCTGTCCTGGCCATGACAACCATCAGATACTGTCCTTCCTTTGGCAGTCCTCCATTCATGCGCCTGTCAAGTTCGGAATATCCTGTACTTATCATGCTTTCATGCCTGGTAAGTTCTTCCATATGCTTGTCCAGGTCTCTGAAATAATCAAACTCCGGATCAATGTCAAGTGCAATACCATCTATCTTGTGAAATTTCGCAATACAGGAAGAAACATCCTTTTTATCCTCGATCTCCTTCAGATTGTCATATATGGCATAATACATGGACTTGTTGCGGATAAATCCAAGAACAGCATCCTTGACAAACTTGGTATCATCAATGTTCATATCCATGCATTTGTTGAAATCACCTATCAGATTTTCATATGAAAGCTTGCTGTCCGGCAGAGAAGCATATCTCTTGAAACACATGTCAATGATAGTTCTTTCTGGAAGCCTGTCATATTTTTCAAAGTATGCAATGCCAGTTTTAAGAATATACTTTACAGTATCAGTCTGAAAAATCCTATCGTCAAAATTCTCAAGTATAAGATGAGTATAATCAGAATTCCAGAAGAACTGTCTTACAATAAGCTGCTCAACTTGTTCATCCGAAAATTTCAGACATTGTTCTTTGATCTGTTCGTCAGACGGTTTCAGCTTGTGCTGCATTCTTTACTTTCCTTCCTTTTGTTTTTACAATTGTTTCTTCTGTCACTACTGCTTCCATAACTTCTTTCTTTTCCTCTTCTATCAATTCTGCAATCTCTGTAGAACTATATGACAGTTCCTGTTTTGATTTTTCATTGATCTTGTCAAGCAATCCACTTTTCCATAAGGAATCATCTGCAAGTATTTCATCCCTGCGGTATTTCTTTTCGTCACTGCCTACCTGATACCATGCACCGGACTGCTGGATAGCACCATATCTGACACCCACATCAAACAGACCGCTATAAGGATGTACTCCTTTCTTGAAATCAAGATAGACATTTGCTTCATAGAATGGTCTGGCAAATCTGTTCTTAGTTGTAAAGAACATGATATTGGAACCCTTGAAGAATGCTTCTTTATCCTTGTCTTCATCCTTTTCAAATCTTTTAGTAGACTGCAATATTATTGAACCGACATGCTGCATCTTCTTTCCACCACTCTGATTGAGCAGCTTGGACTTGTACATTGCCTGGGTATCATCAAATATTGAATTCATTATCAATACAGGACTATTGCTCCGAAGAGCAGGTATTGTAATTGCACTTGAGAACTGATTACAAAGCCTGGCTCTACCACCCTGATCCATTACCTGTCTGCTTTTTTCAACAGCATCAATCATAACTTTATTAGGTTGCAGATTACCAAGTGAATCTATAATGACAAGAGCTTTATAGCTTGGGAAATTTTTCTGTTCCTCATTAATGGCAAATAATGTCTTCAAAGTCTTGACTGTACAATCTTCCAGACTATCGACAAGTATCTGTTCTATCTTGGTAAGTTCACAGCCCTGTCCCTTGATGAATTCATACAATGCTCCACCCTCGCTGTCAAAATAAAAGATAGTTTCATACTTGTTTTTCTTCAATGCATTTGACAATATTGTTGCAGCAACATATGATTTTAAAGTCGAAGTTTCACCACCTATTACCACTATGCGGCCTGCCGGAATACCTTTATACAAATCCCCCGACATAATTCTATTCAAATCATAGCTTCCAGTATCAATCCATTCATTGGGTTCGACATACTTGGATTCTGCAAATGATACACTTCCTGTCTCTTTACGAATGTTCTTGATAAAGTCTTTGCTGATAGCCATCTTGGCTTCCTCCTCATATTAGTTGTTTGTAGTTGTTCTAGTATCAAGCATAACTGGTTTTTTTGGACTATATAACAGTTTTACATGTATCAGTTTTTTCAAATCATTTATTGACCATAAACCTGTACAATATCTGACATTTGAATAATCATAATTCGATGTATCAGTATTATTCATTTAACCCATCAATTTCATATTCTTCTTCAATACCCATGGTGAACACTTCATATCCAAATTCCTGCGCAAAAGGATGCTGAGTCATTGCTTCATGCGCTTCTATTTCTGTCGGCCAGAACATAACTTCTTCATGATCATTTTCAAGACTTTCCATTATAGGCATTGCAGTATTGCCATCCTGACTGTACATCATTACAAAGAATCCTAGTCCATCACCCATAAAAATTTCCTTTCTGTTAAAATTTCATCCAACCAGTAAAAAACTTTAATGGCAGTTTATGATAATTTACAATTCCACCATCATAATTTTGAAGTATTTCCTGTTTCTTATCTTTTGTAGTTTCTTCCAACCATGTTTCAACAGATGCAATCCGATACATCACAGTCGAACCAGAAAAAAATATACTTGTTTTCTGGCATTATCTCTTTTATCCAGTTTGGCTGGAAAAATTTTGTTTCATTATTCAATTTTGCCAATATGACAATATCATCTTGCAAGATATGCAGGTCTGTATGAAAACTTTGTATTTTTCCATTAATAATTCTATCTCGAATTTCTTTTTTTGTAGCTGTAGTGTTTTTCCAATTCATATTGTCATCATGTTCATGTACTGTTATTTCTTCATCATCCGGAGTATACCTATCAATGGCATATATTGCTATTGGTTTGACATAGTTGATAAAACCATTAAGAAGTGTACTTGATATATAATTCCAACAGATACCATAAGGAATTGGATCTTCAACAACATTGGATGGATAATCAACTGTTTCATCAAAATAATCAAATATATTTTTCATCTACTTTTTCTTTTCATCCTCAGTGACATCATATCCCTGTATATCCATACAATCAAAACAAAGTGTCTTCAGCCAATTCCCTCTATGTCTGATGTCAGCATCTTGATTAGTTCCACATATCTCACAGATATGACTGGACATATGTTCTGCAAAATTAACTGCACCATCAAAACATTCGGCACCTCTTTTGCACTGTTCGACATACTTCTCATATTCAATGGCAAATTCAGAACTGTCAACAGATTTTTTAAGATATTCATTTCTATCACTGTCCAGACATTTCTTGAAGTATTCTTCCAATGACATGCGTTCTGTCACATAATACAGTCTCAGAGTACCAAACTTCTCCTTGACCTGCCTGAACCTGAACCTGGGATAACAATGCCAGTTATACTTGAGATTCATGGCTATATATGAACATATGTAGTCTATAAGACTTGCCCAACCTGAATCACAATCTATTCCCCAGCACATGCAGGTTTCTTTCATGCCCAGATTCTTCTCTATGAAAAGATCAGGATACTTATCATAAAGTTCTTGTTGAAGTTTGTCATCCATAAATCACACCAATTCAAATTGTTTAGATATAGCACTGTATCCGTTCCGCAGCATTGCTTCTTCATTGATAAGTACAAGAACCGCATCAGAACCTTCCCATAATATTCCGCCATCGGCCATTGCATTCCTCTTAGCCAGTACTCGCTGAAATTCTGTTGCCAGTTCTTCCAGTGTCATGTTCAGAAGCAAGTTGTCATTTTTCATCTGTTTCATTTTCCTTTGTAAAATTTGTCAGATTTAAAAATCCAGGAAAATCAGGCATATTGCAACAACCATCGCAGATATGTTCAATTTTCTTCTCGCATCTGCTCTGATCAAATCCATTGTTAGCCAATATTGTCTTCTTGTCCGGATGAAATACTCCATGCAGACATACATAGCCCGGTACTCCATTGACATTCGAGATTCTCCAATCCATAAAATTCTCCTTGTTTATTCTAATATAACTGTTGATTCAAAATTTTTAATGCTGTTTAAATTAAAATTTGGCAATTTCTGTATGGTGGAACATAATCATTGCCTGGATTATAGCACTCAATGCCATGTATTCCCATGACAATTCTCCTATGAGTATGTCCACATAGAACTGCATGAATGTTCTGATATCTCTCTGTCAGTATGTCATAGTTGCCACTGAATGCATTATATTCATTGCCAATCAATCTATCCAGGTCATACCATCCATTCAAATCATGATGTGGTACGGCATGTGTACAAAGCACATTTATACGGTAATGTTTAGGAACATCTACAAGATTTGCATCTATCTGTTCAATACAGGCGGCATTTTCTTTTTCATAATCAAATTCTCTAATATACTTATCTGCCCAGTTACCATGCGCAAAATCATACATGTACTGGTTCTTGACAGTCTTCATGGAACCATCATAGAACAAACAGTTGCCTACAAACCTAAGATAGTCAACTTCATACTTGCCAATAATATCCAAGTAATGAACATCATATTTACCAGGATTATACCATTTAGCATAAAGTTCTCTAGTCTGTTCCGGTGTCTTGTAATAGAATTCATGATTGCCCAATGTACAGATGACTGTCTTGTTATCAAACAGCTTTGACAAATATTCATAGGGATTGAATGACTTGACATAATTACTGCTCTCGAATATGTCACCTGTAATTACAATAATATCAGCATCTGATGCACATTTCTTCAACCATGTATTCTGTTCTTCCTTATGATGCTTGTCATGTATGTCTTTATGTAGATCTGAAAAATGAATTATCTTCTTCTGTTCCATGAATTGAAAAATCCTTTGTTTGTACTAATATAACTGTTGATTTGAAATTTTTAAGTTAAAAAAGAAGTTTGTACGAACTATTTCCAGCAATTCTGGCCTTCAAAACATTTGTCAAATCTTTCTGTTTGAAAACATAGTCGCCATCTGTTACCATAGGTTCAAAAATATACATATCATAGTTGAAGTTTGGATTTGATTTAACATCATCAAACTTGAATATGAACTGTTCTTTCTTTGCAGTGAACTTACAGACCATCTTGAATGTCCTGCCAGTTGCATCTATGATGTTTGTGAACTACCAATAGCTAAAGCCATTGGCTTCCGATAAGGATATTTAACCCTTACCAAGTTTCGTTCCGAAACTTAAAATATTCTTTGCCGCATTCACATCCCTATCCAGAATACAACCACAACTACAACTATGTATTCTATCAGAAAGTTCTTTCCGATCTATAGTTCCACAAGAAGAACAGATCTGGGATGTATAGGCTGGATTGACTTTAACCACTTGTGTACCAGCTTCTTCCGCTTTGTACATAAGGAATTCAATAAATGTATTCCACCCGGAATCATGTATTGATTTATTCAGATTTTTATAGCTGTCCCTGGTCATTTTCTTAATGTTCAAATCTTCAACATAAATTATACCATGTTCATGAACCAGTTTTGTACTTAACTTATGCAGGAAATCATTTCTCTGATTCTTGATTTTTTCATGTATTTTATTTAATTGATGTTTAACTTTAATCTTTTTCTTATCTTCTACAGGTCTTTGTTTTAAGCTTGAATATTTAGATTGTATTGATGCCAGTTTTTCTTCACTTTGTCTATAGTAATGAGGATGTTCATATGTAGTTCCATTGCTCAAAGCAGCAAATGTCTTACAACCAAGATCTATACCTACTTTGTTTTTTAACTTGACTTTAGATGGATTTTTAACAGGAGTTTCAACTGTAAAACATACATACCAATGGTTTAAAGAATCTTTTATAACTGTACAAGTCTTTATGATTCCTTCCATTGGTCTATGCAGTTTTATCTTTACAATTCCAATTTTGGATAGTTTTAAATGTTTGTCATCATTCAATTTAAATCCTGTCTGTGGATATGTAAAAGAATTATATCTGTCAGAGCTTTTAAATCTGGGAAAACCGGATTTTTCACCTCTTTTAATTCTGGTAAAGAATGCAGTGAATGAATTTCCCAGTTTCATAATTGTGCTTTGAAGAACCTGTGAATATACAGAATCTATATTTTGTATATTGAAAGATTTTATGTATTTGAATTGGTCATATGATGTGATAAAAGTCTTGTCTTTTTTATATAGTTCAATTTTCTGATTAAGACATGCATTATATAATTGTCTGTTTACAGACAGTATTTCTATCAGTTTTGCTTCCTGATGCTTGTTAGGATAAATTCTGTATTTAAAGCTTTTCATATATCTATTTATAAAAGTTTCAATAAAATTTGAATATTTTTAATTTTTCTGCTTGAAATTTAACTTTTAACAGTTATATTAAAAGTAATGAAAAGGCAAAATTCATCCATTGGCTAAAGCCCATGGTTTTCTTTTGCAGGAACATTAAAGAATGTTCCCAATAGAACAGAACCTTCCTCTTGACCAATATATTGTCCGGTCCGGCGATTGAAAATTCTATAGTTGCCACCATTAGTCAATGATTCATATTTGATTACATTGTTCATAAGTCACTGACACTCCCATCAGTTTTGTCGAACCTATCCCACTTTCTCCACCCATTACATTCGCAAAAGTCCTCCAAAGGATGCAGGAACAGCTTCTCGAACATCTTCCTGTAATCTACAATAAAGTATTCCTTGAACTCCATTGGAATTTCATCCTTGAATCCAATGACACCAATGTTCCAGTCATTAGGCTTTCTAATGATACAAGTTCTTAAATTGTCATTCTTGATATAGTCATACTTGTTTTTGAGCTTCAACTTGTCAACCAGCTGGTTGTGGAACAGCGCAGCCTTGGCATGTCCAGTAGTGCCTTTCAATGGAGTCAGGAACTTGTCAGTATCCTTGTAGCATCCGCATTTGACATATATGGATACATCATCAAAATCCAATGTACAGAATTCATCATATACATTGTCCATGTATTCCTGATACTTATGACTGTCCCAATTCTCCTTCATGGACTGCATATAGATATATCTGTGCTTGTCCTTCATGTATTTGGGATATGTACTCTTAACCAAAGAAATACCCTTGAACTTGAACTCATCAACCCTTTCACCATTCTTTTCAATAATATGGAGAACATAATATTTCTTCTTGAAAAGATATATAACATCACACAGATATTCCCTGGCAAAATTTATCCTGTCTTTGGCAAACATGTTAAACAGTTCATGGGACAGGGTTGTCTGACACCAGTTGTTGAGACTATCTGTCAGGTCATCTGCATCTTTCAGTATTCCTTTGAAATCTTTGAAACAATTATCATATTTGAATTCTATAAGTTTTTCAATTGTTAGGCTAAGGCTATCAGTGTCGCCATAAATGATTGATTCATAATCACTTGCAACATGTCCCCCTATGAGTTTTCTCATATATTCATTGACAAATTTACCAGCATGTTTGATGACTGCTTGTCCTGTAAGTGTGACAGCTTCTGCATTATCCAAATTATAAAACATGCTGAACTTGGAACCCAAGACACCATAGGTGGTATTCAATATGATCTTGCGAGTAGTCTGTTCATTGTCCACAATATCATAATGATCTTCCATTTTTTTGATGTCTTCTGCTGATGCACCTTCCTTTTTCATCTTCTTTATCTGTTTGTCAATCCGCTTTGCTTCATTCTTGAGTTTCAATCTTTCATTAAAGAAACCTTTAAGAAAGTATGGTATCAGACCTTCATGTGCAGTTGAATATACACTGCCGTTGGCTGCAATGCAGTATTTATCGTTTTTCTTCAAAGCTGCAATCTTATCTTTTGTCAATACTGTTATCCTGCCATCCTTTGTTTTCAGATATGGTTCCGATACACCATCTGTAATTATCTTGCCAATATATGTTTCAGGTGATATGTTGAATCCTATCATTATATTGGGATAAAGAGATTGTATATCAAACCATAACACACCTTTCCTATGAGCTCTTTTTTCAGGAGCCTTGACAAATGCACCCTCGAATGTTTCTTCATCATTATCATCTATGTTCTCACCATATTTTAAAAATGGTATATGTACATTCCTGGTTCTGCCACATTGGATGATCGAACCTACAACCGGTGCCGAAGATACAAATATCTTTTCATATTCTATCAATGATACATTACACAGGCTTCTTGTCAATAGGAAAAACTTCCTTTTCTTTTCCAGTTCAACTACAAGATGCACATCCATGTAATTGTAAAAACAAAACTTCTGGAAGTCTTCTGTATATAACTTTTTGAAGTTGCCATCAAACTTGACCTTGCCATGTCCAAGTTCTTCCTCACATATGAAATCAAGCTTATAGGAAGATCTCTTGCCATCAATAGGTGTCATAATCCTTTTATACAGCATCATGTAGTCCAATTGGGTAATACCTTCGAACTGGAACTTGTCATAATGCTGGGTATCGCAGTATAGCTTCATCTTTGTCTTATAAACTTTGCTGTTGACAGGTGACATTGTAGTAGCAACTGCTTCTCCAAACAGCTTTTCAAGTCTGTTGTATATATATATCAGGTCAAAGTGTGTAATGCCCCAGCCAGTAATAGCATCAAAACCAAAGGATTTGAAGTCTGTGAAGAATGCTTGGAGCAAGTCTGCTTCTGTGACAAACTCATTGAAAACAATATTAGGATCATCAAAAACTGCATGTCCAAGAGCATACATATGATACTTCTCAGTAAATGAATCATAGAAAGTTATCAAGTTGATTGGAAATGCCGCTTCCAATGGTTCGCAGAATCCTTCAAGACGCTGTTCATAGCAGCTGGTAAGAATGCATGTCCATTCAGAAGTTTCTTCATCCAGGACTTCATATGAATCAACATCATGGTTCTTCCGGACTTCATTCAATGACAGTTCCTGTTCCTTCATGTCAGATATGTTCCGCATCTTGACAATATGTTCATCATGAAACAATTTCGGACCGTCACCAACAGCAATTTCTATATCCATATAGCATATTCTCAATGGATATTTTGCAAAGTCCTTGTCATGGTTCTTGCCATAGTAATGGTTCTGTAGAAATTCCATCTTCGGTGGCAGACATTCAAATATTTTGACATCGGGATGGCTTTCAATCCATCTCTTGCGGTTGCCGGTATTGGCAAAATACTTCTTCTTGAGCTTTTCCCCAAACATGGAATTGAATTCACCTTTGGAATCAGCATAGTACAAATAGCACTGGTGGGGAATAGTTTCCCTAACTCTCTGGCCATTCTCATCCCAGGTATCAAGTACTATGAAACCCTGCCATCCCTGGTCAGGGTCAATTTTATAAGAAATGTTCCTATACATTTTGTCCTTTGATAAACTCTGACAATTGTTTCTTGGTAATATCAGATGGCATGGATGTCAAATGTTCAGACAACCATTTGTTTCCATCACTGTATACTATAACTACATGAAGTTCTTTTTTAAGGATGGTTTCTGTAATATTTGTAATATTATTACACACAGCATAACTTTTGCTAATCAGTTTGCTGTTATCTAATATTACCTGACATTCAGTCTCAACCTTCTTCATCAACTTTTCATCAACTGAAAAAACTGAATACTTTTTCATAACCGCTTTCAGACCAACATAGACTTGGTCAGGAATTTTTTTCAGAGATTGTTCCATGTTTCTATCGCCTTAATGACATCAGGAGTTCTTAGCAGCAAATTGGAAGTTTTACAATCCTTGTCTGAACAACCAACAAAATAATCATTGGCATTATAGTCAGGATAATGAAATCTGAACAACATTGCTTTCTTCTGACATTTTGGACAAGGCTTGACATCCGGTATCTTTTCCAGTGTGAAATTTGGCTTGTTGTCCTGTTTCTTCCTATTAGGCTTAGTCTTCTCAATTGAAATTCCTGTTATCTCTGCTGTTTTAACTGTTTCTTCTGCCATTATATATTCTCCTATTAAATTGTCACTGCCACATTCAGCATTCCTGCCGAAAACCAATATAAAAAATGTTTGTAATCATGTTTGTACAGATATACAAAGCTTGCCCCAAAACTCAAAACCATTATAGCTATTGGCAATATCTTTTCATAATTTTTGAACAAGATGTCCATATCAGTTCCTGCTTCTTGCAACTATTCCTTCTCCTCCAACAAACTTAAATGGTATCTGAGTAGTATATATATTCATCACTCCCGGAACTGCAATTGAACCAAGAACATGTTGAAGCTTGTACATAAGATATGCAATTATCTGGCAACCAGGAACAATATCAATCTTCTTGTCAGCAATGGCATTCTTTAATTTCAACAATAGGAAATCATTGTTTTTCATTCAATATTTCACTCTTTACATTTTTAACATTCACTGCATGTTTTTTTGCATATATGTCTCTGGCAGTATTTTCATCTATAGTTTCTATAATTTCGCCATAACAATCTTTGCAAACTTTCCAGCATATAAATTTTTTCATTTCCAATCTCCTTGTTCAAAATATTCACCCATATCCGGCAAAATCACATTGTCACATAACAATGAAACATTGATAATACATTCATTGGGATATTTAGCATCAAACAGCTTTGTTGCTTCTTCATGATTCTCAGCAATGACAATGTATTGCTGAACAATTGTTCCACCAAAGATTTCAAAAGCCCTGAGCATGATTACTTCCTTTCCCATAAACTATATCTTTCACAGTCAATACAACCATTTTCAGTGAAATTATGAAGTAAAAAATGGTGACTTTGATATATTGGCAAAAATCTGCAGTTTGAACATTTCACATCCAATCTGTCCTGATGGCTTTCAATCCATGCATCATTGACTTCTATTTCCAATTTTTCAATTTCACTCTGTTCAACATGCCAATCCTTCAATATTTCAGCATATTCTTCATACTTTCCATCCATTGCAGTTTTCTGAGACTGAACTATGATATGCAACCTGTCAGTATTGATAAACTTCTTAAAATATGACAGTTTGGCCTTCAATGGCCTGATATTCATCAAATCATCATAGACCTGGCTGAAATAATCATGGACATTCATTCCTTTGATCATTGGTTTAGTATCCTTGTCCAACCATAACCTATTAAGAACATACAATATCATTGGAATGCCATGGGACATAGCCCTTGACTGTCCATTGTCAGATCTTGACCCATAGTCAACAACTACACAATTTGTTCCCAATGCCAGATTCATGAGAAAATTATTGTCCAGATCTTCAAAGACACTGTTCCAATGCTTCTGTTCGCAGTAGGTGGATTGAATCCTGATAAAGGAAACATCTGCTGGAATATCATTTCCTTTCAGATATTCAATTCCATTTGTTAAATTTATAAACAGCTTTTTCATGTATCTAATATAGCTTCTTAAAATGTATTGTCAAGTTGAAATTTAAAAATATTTGAAATTAAAAAATGTAACATATATCATCCCATATGACCATCCTTGGTACATATAGCAAACATTTTTATATTTTAATTTCAACATCTTTGAGTTCAACTTTGCATTCTACAGAATTGCCATCGAAGTCCATTGTCATGGTATTTTCATTTATGCTGGCAAATTCTTCAAACCAGACTTGTCCAACTACTACTGCAAACTTGAGTTCAGCCATCTTTCTAATTGCCTGTCTGGTGGAACTTCTGACAAATTTTTCCATGCCGGTAATCCATTCCTTCAACTGAACCTGGTTGTCACGACTGTCATGTCGCATGCATTCTTCATATGCTTCCTTCAATAGCTTTTCACGGGGTGTCAATGACTTGCCTGTAGCCATCTTCTTGGCAAATTCATTGAAAGAAGGTATGGAACTAAAACCCTTGAGTGCTATATCCATTTCAACACCCATATAAAAGTCTGTGGCATCAGCCTGTTTCTTCTTAGGATTGAATCCATTGTAATCAGTTATGCCCATTTCAGCAAGCCATGCAGTGGCATCTTCACCATAGAGCTTCTTGAAACCTTCAGATTCTTTCTTGCCAAACCATTTTTCCCGAAAAGCAGAATATACTTTCTGAGCAGCCTTGAACACTGTCAGAGCATACTGCAAATTAAACAGAGCTTTTGCAGATACATTTTTAACCATCAGCTGGTTGATTGTTGGAAGGTCACGAAGATTGATCATATAAGTCTTAAACTGGTCATAATGTCCACCTACAAGATACTTTTCCTTAAGGATGTTATATGTCTGTTCTGACAGTTTGACTGGAAGTTCCTTCATATTGGCAATACCATCCCTGATGATAGTATAATTCCTATACAGAAATGATGGAAGTTCCTTCGGAAGCTTTTCAAACTTATTCTTGGGAAGTGCAACAGTTCCTTCATATCTGACCTGTAGCGATACATTAGGAACTGTTG